ATAATTGTAGGCCGCAAATTTAGCATCATTTCCATCAATGCCAAAATAAGCAAATTTGCCATCAACATCTGATGCAATCCAGTTGCCATCTGTACTTTGACTTGCTCTTATCGTAGCACCGGGTCCAGCTCCAGTATATGTTGATGCACTTGTACCTTGTACATTTAATTTTGAGTATGGAGCTGTCGTTCCAATACCAACTCCAACACCATCTTTGATATATAAATCATTTCCTGCAGAGCTATCAGTACCCGTTGTGAATCCTATGCTATTGCTATGGCTATAAATTTGCCCTCTTAGCGCAGTACCTGCGTTATTAAAAAATTGGAAAAAGCCATAGTCATCGGCAGACCTTGCTCTAATTGCAATACCATTTGCACCACCATCTGATGTGACAGTAAGAGGCTTATTTGGATTATTATTTCCGACACCAAGTCTACCAGCATTAGTAAGTATTAATCCACCACCAGCTGGTGTATAAACTTGAAGAGCACCAACCGCATTAGATGCTCCAGCTGAAGTATCTATAGACAATCCATAATTAACAGATGTGCCAGCATGTTTTATGATCGCGGCCCATTCACTATTAACTGATTGTTCTACTCTTAATCTTGCAGTATTTGATGCAGCGCCAATACCAACGTTGCCGTTCTTATTAAGGCGCATTCTTTCCGCATATGCACTTCCATTATAAGATGTCCATACGAAGTCTCCTTGACCACTTGAGCCTACTTGAACAACTCCAAAATAATTATTCATACCTCCATGATTTGCCCACCTAATCATAGCGGCTTCACCATCAGCACTTGTGCCTTCAAGAGTTAAGAAAGACTCTCCATCAAGATCAGTTGCACCATTATAAGAAACAGCTCCATTTGATTTAATAGTTAAAGGTTGAGCTGGAGAAGTTGTTCCAATACCAACTCTGCCATTAACTAAATCAAAAGTAACTTTATCGGCATCGCTATCGTATCTATTGGCGAAGTACATTTTTGCACCGGCTCCGCCACCAGTTACTCTTAAACTAGCTCCTTCAGTATTATTAGCATTATAGAAATTTATTCTTCCTGTTTGGTCACTTGCTGTAGCAAATGTAAGCGTTTCTGCGTTATCTGTGTAATCTCCTATTTGAAGGTCTGTAGCTGGAGCCTTTGTTCCTATACCAACTTTTCCAGTACCATCTATTACAAATACGGCTGCAGTATTTGCATCAACATTACCCATTGTTTCGTTAGCTATACCAAATTTACCTCCACCAAAATAACCATCACTATTATTAGTAGAAAACATAGACCAGACACTTCCGCCTGTATGTGTATTTGATGCTTCAAAGCCATGTCTGTAGCCATCGCTGGCAGTCCCTTTTACCCTTATTATTGTTGAAGCACCTGCATTAGATTCAACTTCTAAATTTGTGTCTGGACTACTTGTTCCGATACCAACGTTAGTATTACTAAAGTAAGAGTTTGTTGCACCAAGTCTGAGCTTTTCTCCATTATGTGTGTGGAAAGCAATGCTACCATTTGTTCCTGCATTTGTATTATTTACTGTGACTCCATCAAGAGTCATACTATAATTAGCTGAAGAACTACTATCTGTAAATTTAATAGAAGGAGTTCCATGAGTAATGTGAAGTGGAGCTCCTGGTGATGCACCAATACCTAGATTGCCCGATAATGTTCCACCTGCTAGAGGTAACTTTGCTGCGATTGCATTTGTTACTGTTGTATTAAAGTTTGCGTCATCGTTAAGAGCTGCTGCAATTTCATTAAGTGTATTTAATGTTCCAGGAGCGCTATCTAATACTGCATCAATATGTGTATGAACAAATGCTGTTGAGGCTGCAGAGGTATCATTGTCTGAACTACTTTGTGTAGGTACTATAAGACCTTCAACAGATAAATTACCTGAAGTATCTGATACAATTTCTGCTAATCTTCTATTTTTTGAATATGCCATATAGTCTATTTATACCTATTTTATCCTGTTACTAAACCTATTTATCTATTGATGCATCTATTTCTGATACAAATTCAGCTATACCCAACGTTCTTGCATGTGCTATTTGTTCAGCTTGAGTTACTTTCATTTGTATCTCATTTGCAGAACAATGTTGCATGTATTTATTAAGTAGTCTTTTTTTAGTACTACCTACTTTGCCTAATACTGCTGCGTTAATCCAGTCTTCGACTGACATAATATCAGTTTTCATACAGATTTCATCAGCATCAGTTGTTGTTATTGTATATGTTGCCATAATTTTTCTCCTATTATCCTATTAAATATCCGCCGCATTGAGCCCATTCAGCTCCTTCATCGGGGTCGCCTCTATAATACCATTCAAAAGTATCGCTTTTGTCGAGTACTACTGTTATAAATGCAGAAATATGGTCCCAACTCTGATTTGCACCAGAACCATAAAAAATTCCTATTCCACCAGCATTTTTAAACGCTCTAAAGTAATATGGAGTACTAGTAGCTGTATTGAAGTTAGCGTGTGCATAAAATGCATATACTCCATCTACTGGAGCTGTAAATACATTGGTTGTTCCCCCTACATAATCTCCACTTCTATCAAAGCTTTCAACCCAACTTCCATGGTTTCCTTCAGTTCCTTGATTAGCTAAACCCGTTCCATAGGCATGGAAAGCTGGATTTCTTGGAGTTGTTATTTCTCCAGTTGCGTACCATCTTTGTGCTACCAATGGCTCAGAGGTAGAAGCAACACCTTCTCTAGTACACATAATCATATTACTTAGTTCGTGACCTGGAGTTGAATGCATCTCCATTCCTAACCAGCCATGTGGTTTGGAATTGTAGCCTATATTTCCATAACTGCTATAGTTCATTAAATGGTCCCAAGCAATACCACCATGTACATGTCCTGTTGGAGTTGTAGCATTATAAGCTGCTGTACCTGAATTAGCAGTGGTTCCTCTTGTAGCACTAGGTCCAATATTTATTGCAGATGTTCTAGCTCTTGGAAGTAATGTGCCTTGGTCTTGACTATGGAATACTCCTTGTCCTCTTACCCATAATCTTCTTTGTACACTTTCATTTGTTGTGGTTAGTGTTGGTAATACTTCTCCTATTGTAACCCCGGTTGAATCTACTCTTAAACGATTGCTTGATTCGCTATTCATTGCTCCACCATCACCAATAAGAAACGCATTACTTGTTCCTATAACAATATCTTGATTTTGAGATGCTAATATATCAAAAACATTCACACCCTGCGGTGAGTTTCGATTAACACCATGTCTCATATATACACTATTACTACCTAATTGATTTCTAAATTCATTACTACCAGAAGCTACATATGTGTGAAGTTTTTCACTTGGTGTTATACCCATTCCAACTTTACCGTTTTCTTGAACTTTAAATAATATATTACTTTGATTTACAGCTGTTTGGTTATGACCAATAATAAAATCTTGGTCAGTTGCATTATTATCAGAGTCAATATTTATTCTTAATGAATGAGGAGTATTTAAAGCAAAGTTATTACCTGAATTACCTGATATACCACTTGCTCCTAAAGTTAGAGCGTTTATAGTACCAACTGCAGTTAAATTACCAGCTTGAGTTAAGGTTAATTTATTACCACTATCCGAATACCACTTAAGAGTATTATCATTGGCTGAAAGATAATTCCACCAAACAGTGCTGCCGCCAGTATTCAATGAAAAACCAACTTCTCCTTGTCCTGCAGAAGCTCTGTTAGCACCTATATATGAATGACCACTTGTGCCATTAACTCTTAAATTACCTACTGATGAACCTGTACTAGCATCAATATTAGTTAAGCCGTTTGTTCCAATAGTCATTTTAGCTGCACCACCAACACTAGAATTATTATCTATGGATAACGCATTTGAATTAGAAGTATCTGTACCTATAGACCAATCCGTAGCTGTATTAAAATAAATAGAAGCATCATGAGAACCGTTATTTCCAATTCTTACTCTTGTTGCAGCACCTGCTGTTGAAACATGTAATATGTCATTAGGACTTCCAGTTCCGATACCTACTTTGTCGGCAATATAAGCTATACCTGAGAGATGAAGGTTTCTAAATTTTGCACTTGAATCACCTATATCTAAAGCACCATTTGTTGAAGCTCCAGCTGCATTAGTTGGATATAGATTATCGTCTCCAATTCCTAAACCAACTGTGTCTCCATTAATATATAAATTATTACCACCAACAACACCAATACTTCCGACTGTACTATTTGCCTTTCTAAATAATATATGAATTCCATCTGAAGCTTGTCTATTTAAAAATACACATTGTCCACCACTACCTGTTTTTGTACTTTGTATAAGACCATCTTGGTCTACAGTAAAACCTTTTGTTGTGTTAGAAGATGAAGTTTTTCCTACAAAAACCTCTCCTGAAGAATCAATACGCATTCTTTCTGCTGAACCTGTAGCTAATCTAATTGATGTTGCTCTTATACCAAAGTCTGTGTTAGCACTTCCTGCGTCATTTATGGCTTGAAAACCTGGTACACTTCCTATTTCTCCTATACCACCACTAAAAATAATATTCTTATTTGTACCTACATTTATTTTTGGATTACCAGTTAAAGTAGGACTAGCTAATGGCGCTTTTGTTGCAATACTATTTGTGACTGTTGTTGAGAAACTAGCATCATCTCCCATTGCCGCAGCTAATTCATTAAGTGTATTTAATGCAGCTGGAGCAGAGTCGGCTAAAGCCGCTAATTCTGTTTGTACGAATGCTGTTGTTGCTAGTCGGGTTGTATTATTACCTGTGCTTTGAGTACTCGTTGTCGGATTACCGCCGAGTGCTAAATCATCAGCTATTATATGTCCTTTTACTTTTGTTAATGCCATTTCTTATCCTATTAAATATCCACTGAACCAACCACCATAAGGGTTGGAAGTTCTTGTTGTTGTTTCTACTGAAGAATATCTCCAAGCCTCAACATAATGAGTTGCTGCTAAATAACAACAACCTGAAACTACATGACCATGATAACTACCAGTATCTGTCATAGAAACACTACCTGCTAAATCAGATGTACTACCATTTATAAATATTGAAAAAGTTCCATCATTATCGCTATTAGCATTTGCTGTCCATTGAGCGTTAAACTGATACCAACCATCAACAAGAGCTGTAAATCTAGAGTTTGAAGTACTATATCCTCCATTACCAGCTCCTCTCGATTGAATTAAACTGTCATATCCTACTTTTTTCCACCCACTAGCTAAAACTTGTCCTGTTGTTGCACGAGCTCGGAATGCTTGATTTTGTGGTGTAGTAACTTGGCCGCTATGACCTTGAAGTCTCATTACTTCAGTCATGCTACTATTACCTACTTTAGTTCTGAAACGAATACTTCCAGCAGTGTGTGTTGGTTGGATACTTCTACCGTAGTTTTCTATAGTAAGTGTTTCAGCGTCTGAAGTATATTGTACATTGGACCCAAAATTAGTCATTGATTGAGACGCTAGTTTTAAAGTCGCAGTATATGGTGCAGTTCCTGTTTCGTAAATAAGTACCATTGAATCAGAAGTATCTTCAACATGTAAATTAGCTGCAGCAGTATAAAAACTTTGACCTATTGCCACGTTGCCGTTATTATTAATACGCATAAGCTCGTTAGTAGTACCAGATATATTATAGAAATCGGCTCCTGCTGATTGAGTTCCTGTTGTTGAGTGGAATGTAATACCTTCGTTATAATACATTTTTATCATACTACTATGATAACCATTATTAGCACTTTTAATTATATTAGTTCCTGAATCACTTTTAATATTATGACCAAAAATAGCCATTGCACCAGAAACAGTGCTTCCCATATGAGCATAATTATTATTTACAGAAATACCTCCAGAGCCGGCTACATCTAGTTTTTCAACTGGAGTCGCAGTTCCTATACCAATACCTCCAGCAGAAGTAATTCTTATACGTTCTACTCCGCCAGTAACTAATTGTAGGGTATCACCTGTTGGTCTCGTCATACCAGTATTAGTATCGTTAGTAAATGAATAACTTGGAATAGATACTCCTTGAGGATATGCTCTTATTGAACCTTCTTGTACTCTAAATCCTCCCGTATAAGTACCACTACTGTTATAATTTTGAAAATCTAGAAAATCACTACCACTAAAAGGTCCATTGACTTGGTATCTAGCTAGTCCACTTTGTCCAAGATGTCCTCCACCGGCTGGATCTCTATTGAATCCTATAGTTCCCGTTTGTCCTGATGCACTTCTAATTCTAAATCCTTCTTCTAAATCTAAATAACCAACTCCTTTTATAAGTACATTACCTCCACTATCAATACGCACTCTTTCTGTTCCACCAGTAGAAAGTTTTATTACATTAGCACCACCGCTTTCATTACCATGATTAGAGCTTAAATTAATAGTTCCATCTGAATAACTTAATAAAGCATAATTACTGTCGTCTGAATCTATTATTTTTATTTCAGGAGTAGTGTCATCAAAAAACTGAAAAACTCCACTTACATCTAATTTAGCTGCAGGCGAAGTAGTTCCAATTCCAACTTGGCCAGCGCTATCAATAGTTAATCTATCTAAACTATTTGTTGCGAGTACCATGGAGTTATTAGCATGATTATATTGAAGTTTTCCTGCGTAAGTTCCTGCACCATTTCCAGTAGCATCAGAAAAATAGAAAGTACCATAGTTTGATGTACCACTTCTAAGAGTCATGCCATTGTTTCCACTGGCAGCGCCAATAGTCAATTCATCTCCATAAGAAGGATAACCAGCGTCAGTAGTTCCAATTAACAAGTTGCCCGTTAATGTTCCACCAGCGAGTGGTAGTTTTGCTGCGATTGCATTAGTCGTCGTCGTTGCATAATTTGCATCATCGCCTAAAGCCGCGGCTAATTCATTTAAGGTGTTGAGTGTACTTGGTGCTGAATCAGATAAGTTTGCCAGTGCAGTAGTTACATAAGCTGTTGAGGCTAATTTAGTTGTGTTGTCTGAAGCAGATTGAGTTGCTGTCGTTCCAGTAACGACACCAGCAGATGTGATACGTTCTGTACCTGCTACTGTTAAACCATTTTTTATTTCGAAATTTTTATTTGCCATGATACGATTTCACTCTCCATCGTTTAATATCTTATTATTCTATTTATACAGGTATTGCCGTTGAAACTACCTTAATTGTTGCTGAAGCTGCACTTCCCATAGTTACTTGTAATAATAAATTACCACTCGTAATTGTAGCATCAAATGTTGCTAAAGAAGAACCACTAAAAATTGTTCCATATTCTGTTATATAAGCTGTGCTACCATCATGTAAAACATTTATTTCAGTGGTATGATAATTACTGCCTTGAGTAATTTGTACATTATATTTAACTGACCTATATGTACTAGCACTGTGTGTTAATAATGTTTGTTGACTTGATGAATTTAATGTGACTGATGCTATCTCTGAAGCTTGTAAGCCACTAAACATATTAACATTATCAATTGAACCAGCTGCTGGTTGATTTATTTGTGAAACTTGTGGTGTTACAACTTCTATACTGTGGCCAGTGGTAATATTACTCGGGAATGTTAATGTGTTACCACTTACACTATATGTTGATTTTTCTTGATACACACCATCTAAATATACAAAAGTATTATTTTCATTTAAAGGCGTGACTGATAATGTATAAGCTGCTGTGCTACCATTTCCAGTAAATTCATCAACAATATGTCCAGCGCCTACAACACCATTTTGAATTATATGAACAACAACTTCTTGACCTGAAAGAATACCAGAATCTAAAGTAAGTGTTGTACCACTTAATGCATATGAATTTTTATTTTGATATACACCTTCGACAAATACGATTAAATTATCTTCACTTGGTGGTGTGACACTTAAGGTATAGGTTAATAAAGCTGAACCGGTTCCAGAAGCTGTAAAGAAATTATGAGTATATGGATTAATTGATGTTTGACCAGTTAATGTAAGTGTATCTGTACCTGCAGTTGTTGTGGCAGTAATACCACCTGCTCCTACTATTGTAAGACTATCATTTGTACTATCAGCTGCTAATGTTGTCTGGCCAGCTACTACAATATTACCAAATGCATTAGCTCCTGCTGCGGAGTTTGTAAATATAATTTCATCACCACCAGCATTAGTAGTAATAGTAATACCAGTGCCACCTGACATTGTTAATGTATCATTTTCTTGGTCTGCAACAACATTGGATTGTCCTGAAACACCGATGGTTCCAAATGAATCTCCACCACCTATTTTACCCCATGCACTATTTGCGTATCCTTCAAATTCTGAAGTGGTTGTATTATATCTTAATTGTCCTGTAGCAGAGGTTGGTCTTTGGCCTGTTGTACCATTTGGAACTCTTAATGCGTCTGTCTTAGAACCAACATCTAAACTAACTGCAGGTGAAGCAGTTCCAATTCCGACTTTATTATTTGCAGAATCGACATGCAATGTATTTGTATCAACGGTTAAATCACCTGTTATTGATGCGTCCCCATTGACTGTTAATCCTTGTACATCATCAACAGTTACATTTCTGCTTCCAATAACAATCTCAACTATTGCTCCAGCTGGTGGAACTGTTCCAAATGTAAGTGTTGTTCCACTTATTGAATAAGCATCTTTATTTTGATAAACACCATCTATGTAAAGTTGTGTATTATTTTCATGATTTGGATTAGCACTGAGTGTTATAGTACCAGAACCACTATATGTAACTGTAGTTAATGCTGAATCTCCAGAGCCTACTATTTGTACGAATGTAGCAATTTGTAATACATCACCACTTCCTATTGCATTAGCTAATACTACAGAACTTCCATTAGAAGCTGTATAGTCAGTAGTAGGTTTTAATAACACACCATTTAAATAAACACTTAAATAGCCAACCGTGTACGACAGCGTCGCACCGTTTGCATCATTGCCACTAAAGGTTGTCGTAGTACTTCCTGGTGTGTATACATATTCTTTATATAATGCGCTTTGACCAGCAGCGCCGCCACTTCCTGATGAAGCAAATGTAATTGTGTCTCCACTAGCGTTTGTAGTCAGAGTCATGTTAGACCCGCCTACAAGAGTAAGAGTATCAGTAGCTGTATCTGCAACGACACTGCCTTGACCTGAAACTGCAATTGTTTTAAATGCTTCTGATACTGTACCTGTTCCAGGAATTGTAATTGTTTTAGTAGTACCAGAACCTGTTGCTGTAACTCCAGAACCAACAAAGTTTAATGTTGAACCTGCTGTTGATAAGGACGAACCTTCTTCTTGTATTGTTAAAGCCGAACCACTTGCTGTGGAGTTAATTGTAACTGAATCTGAACCTGCTGCAGTAGTAATACTAATATTAGAACCAGCAACAAGTGTAAGGGTATCACTATTAGAATCTGCATCGACATTAGTTTGTCCTGATACTGATATTCTACCAAATGCATTTCCACCAGCTGATATAGAACTAAATGTTAGTCCACCTGAACCATCTGTTACAAGAGCTTGACCACTTGAACCATCACTTGTCGGGTAAGTTAAACCTGATAGTATATTAGTGCCTGAAGCTGTTATATTCGTAGATACTGTATTTGTAGCTGTTAAAGTTGTAGCAACTACAGTTGGAGTTGTAATACCATGTGAAAATGCAAACTTATCAGTGGCTGCAACCCAGAGTAATGTAGCATTTGTTGAAGCATTAACAGCGTCTTGTATAGTTATACCTGCGCCGTTTGCATTACCTGAAGTATCAT